TAGGCTGCCCACTGCCCTTTTTCATCACGCTCATTGCTGAGCACCACAATCACGGAGAAGCCTTCAGTCAAATCCTGCCAGTAATCGGTCTGTGATTTTTGTTCCCCCGGCGCATCGTCAGAGGGAACCACATAGGCAGCAGGCAGGCGAAGTTTTCCGGCATCAGGGATCGCCTTAAACTGCGCCGCGCCACCAACACGCTCCTCAAAACGCGGGCATCGCTCACGCAGCGCCGCAATTATCGTTGTCAGTTTCATTTATGCTTCCTTTTTACCGGACGTAACGAACGCTGCAGCTCACTGGACAACAGTTCCTGCGTCCAGTGACGCTGACGCTCAATAACGTCAGCCATAAAGTTATTACGCGGGGCCAGCCGGAAAGTCGAAGAATGGTGCTTCTTCTGCCGCTTATCCTTTTTATCCATTCCATACGCTGAATGGCGAACGCCGTAATACAGAAACGCCGGATAATAAGGAGCACCTTCAGGAAAACGGCGATTCCCCTGCCCGTTTTTCTGGTCAGGGGAAATTTTCACCATCAGTCCGGGGCGACGCGTCGTTTTTTTGGGAACGTAATAACCAATGGAGCGGGCCAGACGCCCGGTCTGATATCCCGGGTTCTCTCCCGGACCGGAGCGTCCGCGTTTAATCACCAGACGTCTGGCATAACGCATGTAAACGCGCCCGATTTGCACAAACGCCCGACGCAGACGGGCGCGATTAAACTCCAGCTCCTCTGGTTGTTTAAAGTCGACGTGTAAAAATGCTGTCTGATTCATGGCATTCACCCCGTCGTCGCGCTGTACGCAGTTCTTCACATTCCAGTAATAAAAAACGCCGCTGACCGTTCAGGTCACGTATTCGCCGGATCCGGTACTCTTGGCCGTAATAAACCACTTCGTGATCTGCCGTGATGTCGTGCCGGAAACGGATCGTAAAATAATGCGTAACGATATTTTCTGTCTGCACTGAGCCCTGATAAGCGGCAGCGCCTGGCTGAGCCACCTTTGCCCAGACATCAAACGACTCCGGATACGTTGGCTCCGTACCAAAATCAGCGGTGGGTTCATCCACACGAAGGCGGATCTTTATCCGGCGATTCAGCTCTCCGGGATCCGGTAAAAGGTAAGTGGCACTGGTCTGACTTTGCCTGATTTTCATAGCGGGACAATCCTGTAAGGGCCAGCAAGCCATCTGAAACTCATTGGCGTTTCCAGTTTCTCCACATCGGTGATCGTTGAGCGATTTTCATAAAAATGACTGACCAGCATCAGCATTGCCAGACGAACGTCATCAGTCAGATGCATCCCGTCAGGATCATCTTCCGGAATCGTCTCTTCCGGTGCATACAACTTCCTGTTCAGGTATGTCTCTGTTTTTTTCTGTACCGCCTGTGCCAGCAGTTTCAGAAAATCGCCGTCACTGTACAAACCATCATCGAGCCGGAGATGAGATTTAATCTCCTCTTCTTTCAGGAGCATATTTTCCTCCTGTGCCCGCGATTACGCGGGCACAAAAAACCGCATTACGCAGCGGCTTTCTGGCGGGTTGCAGCCCCAATTTTCATCAGCTTAATCGCCTGAGAATCCACCAGCATACCGCCGGTTCGCTTGGTGGTATAAAAACCCACGAACGGTTTGTTGGTGTACGGGTCACGCAGGATACGGGTACCGATGCGATCAACGATGGTATAGCCGCGTTTGAAGTTCCCAAACGCAATGGCTTTTGCATCGGCGGCAATATCCGGCATCTGCTCATTCTCAACGATGCCATACCCTGCCAGAGAAGAAGGCTGACCCAGCTCAATACCCGGACGCCACAAATAATTTCCGTCGTTATCCTTCAGCAGACGAATGGCAAACAGGCTGCTGTTGTTCATCATGAACTTCGCGCCGCTGCGGTGCGCCTTACGCAAGGTGTAAATCAGTTTAATGATCGCATCAGCGGTCACGCCGGAAGCCGCGCCGGAAGCAATGTGCTGAAGTTTGCCAAACGCACGGGTCTTGTCATCTTCATCGGTGGACTCATAAGCCAGAAAACCTTTTGGTTTTTTGCTACCGTCGCCACTGGTAAAGGCAATTTCTTCCTGTTCGGCAAATTCCAGCGCCAGCTCACTGTTGATCCAGTCTTCCACATTAAAGAAAGCATCATCGAGCATTTTCTGTGTGGCCTGCGGGTTGCCGTAGATTTCCCCCATAAAGGGCTCAATCAGTCCCAGTTTTGAGGTGGCGGTTTCCTGACGCGCTTCCGTTTCCCCCACCCATCCGGACGTCGTGCCGCCCAGATTCACCAGTTTTTTATAATCCGAGCCACCCAGAGTGATTACGGTGGCCTCCTGGCGCATCACCACTTCATCTTTCAGCAACGTCAGAATGGTGCGATCCAGTTCTTCCGGAATGGCATAACCACCATCTTCATCATTACCCACCTGCAGTGCCTTTCGCTCAAGCTCACGCAGGCCATCTTCACGCCCCTTGCGCATAAAACCGATAAACGCTTCTTTATGTTCCCCGGCAACTTTATTTTGCGTACCACCTGCCGGACGCTTAACTTCAGCCAGCTCAGCCTCAAGATCGCTTTTGAGATTTTCCAGTTCAGTCAGTTTTCCGTTGAGGGTTTCCACTTCTCCGTTCAGTGCAGAGCCCACATCCTCAGCGTCGCGCAGGGACAGTGCGCCATAGCCCCCGGCCATGAATGCTTTGGCCTGGGTACGGGAGAGTCCGACATCACGCAGGACTCTTTCGATTTTTTTCTGTTCGGGGATTTCCCCGCGGGCCAGTGCGTTCTTGACGTCGCTGATCCGCGCCTCGTCGTTAGACGGGAACGTCACCAGACTGACTTCCCAGAGGTCGATTTCTTTCAGCAGAAAGGCTTCTTTGCTCCGGTCGTATTCCCAGTCTTTCAGGACGTACCCAATAGAAAGGCCGGTTAACGAACCGGCCTTCATGTGTGCATGTGCACGTTTTGCGAGGGGATCATCATCAATAAGCAACCGTCCCCTGACGTAAAGCCCGACATCGTCTTCCTTCATTTCGGTGTAAACACCGATGGGTTCATCCATGCGGTGCTGCCAGAGCAGCGCAGGTAACGCTTTTCTGTCACTCCACGCCCGCAGGGAAGCAGCAAATGCCCCGGACATCACCACATCATCGTGGCTGTCCTTTACACCAAAGACGGAGCCATGCCCTTCAAACTCACCGGAGTCACTGACAGATTTCAGACTCAGCGGTACATCAAGACGTTGTTTCGTCTGCATTGGCGTTATCCTTCTGCTTACCGGCTTTACTGCCATCGGAGGGTTTCGTGGTCATGTTCATCGGTGTGAGATAGACATCCCCACCGGGACGCGGATTCATATCTTCCAGGTCGCGGCAGTCATTGGGAGAGTAAATCCCCCAGTTAATCCCGGTGGCGTAGGCTTCAAAACGGGATTTCATATCCCCGCGCAGTAACGCCCCGGCGTTAAATTTGGCGTAAAACTTCCCCTGTTTGCTCTCCCTGACCAGCCCTGTATTGATCCGTTGTTCAATACGGGTCAGATACGGCACAAGGGAATAGTTGATAAATCCGAGCCCCAGCTCTTCAATATTGTTGAAAGTGGCGCGATCGGTGTTCTGCACCATGTGCAGCGGCACGCGGAAAAGACGACAGATTTCTTCCAACTGAAACTTGCGGGTTTCCAGGAACTGGCTGTCCTCGGCATTCAGTGCCACCGGCTTCCAGTCCAGCCCCATTTCCAGAATCATCGGACGGTGCGCATTACCCAGCCCAAGATGACGCTCCTCAAAATCCCTCTTCATGCGCTCATAAGCATCCGGCGTGAGCTTTTGTTCCGTGCGCAACACACCGGATGTCACCGCACCATTACCAAACAACCTGGCACCGTGCTCCTCGGTTGCCGCTGCCAGTGAAATGGCCTCGCGCGCATATGCAATGGGATTCAGCCCGACCAGTCCGTCCAGCGTCAGGGTGCGCACATGCCAGATTTCATCCTGGGTCAACACATCCACGGAACCATCCGGAAACGTCACCTGATAAACCGGCTGCCACTGGCTGGGTGGG